TCGTGGCGAAAAACTGCCTGTCAAGCAGGGAGCTGGTTTGACCGCAAAGGGGAGAGCTAAATATAATGCAGCAACAGGGTCAAACCTAAAGGCTCCACAGCCAGAAGGTGGCCCGCGCAAGAAGTCATTTTGCGCAAGAATGAGTGGTATGCCCGGCCCGATGAAGGACGAGAAAGGCAGACCAACACGCAAAGCCGCAAGCCTCAAAAGATGGAAATGTTGAAATGGAAGACCTCGTGCAAACAGCTCGTGAGTTAGCTACCCACGCTAACGAAATCAAACATATCCAGTCTGATATGGATCAAGTTCTTCAAGAGCTAAATGCTATGAAGGCAACCATTGACTTAATCAACCAAAAGCTTGACCGAGCTGAAGGTGGATGGAAAACTCTTATTTGGATAGGCACAGCTGTAAGTGGTGTAACGGGCTTTATTGGTTATGTAGTCGGATATTTTCGAGGTTAACATGCCAGCAACAAGTAAAAAGCAAAAGAAGTTTATGGATGCTGCAGCGCACAATCCTAAGTTTGCTGAGAAAGCTGGTGTGCCTGTAGGTGTAGCAAAAGAATTTTCCAAGATGAGTAAAGGTCGTAAATTTACAACCGGATCCCGCCCTGATTTGCAGAAGGTTAACAAACCCAAAACAGACCACGGCAAAATGAAACTTTTTAATGAAGGTGGTGCTATGAAACATTCAGATATGTCGATGGACAAAAAGGTCGTTAAGAAAGCCGTTGGTATGCATGACAAACAAATGCACGGTGGAAAGAAGACCGACATGGCTAAGCTTAAGAAGGGCGGCATGCCAATGGTAATGAAGGACGGCAAGAAAGTTCCGGCTTTTGCAGCTAAGAGTGGTGGTATGACTAAGATGGCTCGCGGCGGCGGCATTGAGTCCAAGGGTAAGACCAAAGGCACGATGATTAAGATGAAGTCTGGTGGCAGAACCTGTTAAGGAATAATGATGCGTAAACCTACCGCCGCTGAAATGGCAAAAATTGAAAAATCCCGTGAGCGTTTGCAAATGGGTCAGGCTGGTGAGCGCGACATGCTTTCCAAAATTTCTACAACTTCACGTAAAGCCGCAAAAGATATGCAGCGTGGCGCAAATGAAATGCGTGAGTCTGTAGACCCAGCAGCTCGTGATTATGAGTTGGCTGTTGACTCAGGGCAAAAGAATGGTGGCTCTGTTAAAGCCAAGAAAATGGCAAAAGGCGGTTCCGCTTCTAGCCGCGCTGATGGTTGCGCTATGAAAGGCAAGACCAAAGGCATGATGGTTAAGATGAAGTCTGGCGGGATGTGTTAAGGAGAGTGGCATGCCAGTACCAATTATTCCCTCAGTTATAGCCGCAGGTGTTGGCGCACTTGCTAGAAATGTTGCTAAAAAAGCAGCTACTAAAGGTATGAGCGCTGAAGCTAAAAAAGAGGCTGCTAAAAAAGCCGCGCAAGAAGCGAGAGAAGAAGCATTAAAGAACGCCAAAACTGAGGTTAAAGATGGGGTAAAAGAAACATCATATCCCTACGTTGACCCAAAAAAAGCTGGTGATATACGCGATTTTGCAAGCCCTACATCGTCGTCTAGAAGCGCTCCACGTCTTACTGACGAATCATTAGACTATGCTGGTTTTAAAAAAGGTGGCAAAGTTAGCTCTGCTTCTAAACGAGCTGATGGTTGTGCTGTTCGTGGTAAGACAAAAGGACGGATGGTCTAATGAGAGCCTCTCGCGGCATGGGTGCTATTAACCCCGCAAAAATGCCCGGGGGCAAAAAAGCTCGTCGTAAAGATGGTGACGAGTTCACTATGTACGCTGAGGGTGGCAAAGTTAATGCCGCTGGTAACTACACCAAACCCGGCTTACGTAAGAAGATTGTGTCTCAAGTTAAAGCCGCAGCTACGCACGGCACAGGAGCAGGCCAATGGTCAGCCCGCAAAGCACAGCTAGTGGCTAAGAAATATAAGGCTGCTGGCGGAGGCTACCGAGATTGAAAGCGCCGCAAAAATCCTTGAAAGACTGGGGCGATCAGAAATGGCAAACCAAGTCAGGCAAGAAATCCTCGGAAACGGGGGAGCGGTATTTGCCAAAGAAGGCTATTGAGTCCCTTAGCCCTGCGGAGTATGCAGCCACAACCAAGGCTAAACGCGCAGGTAAATCGGCAGGTAAGCAGTTTGTAGCTCAGCCAAAACGTATTGCAAAGAAAACGGCAGGATTTAGATGACTACTTCAGGCACCGCAGGCTTTAACTTAGACCTCTCCGATCTCGTTGAAGAGGCTTTTGAGCGTTGCGGCAAAGAATTACGTACTGGATATGATCTACGTACAGCGCGTCGCAGTTTAAACTTGCTGACCATTGAGTGGGCAAACCGTGGCATTAACCTGTGGACGATTGAGCAAGGCTCGATTCCTATGGTCACAGGGCAGTCTACATACAACTTACCCGTAGATACTATTGATCTTTTGGATACTGTAATCCGTACAGGCTCTGGTCAAAACCAGACTGACATTAACATTACCCGTATTTCTGAGTCTACGTACTTAACTATTCCCAACAAGAACGCGCAAGCGCGACCCATTCAAGTTTGGATTAACCGTCAGTCTGGTGCAGACTATCCCACGACTGGTGTGAATAACCCTAAGATTGTGGTCTGGCCTACCCCTAACGCACCGGGCGATCAGTATACGTTTGTGTATTTTCGCCTAAGACGCATTCAAGATTCTGGCGGCGGTGTTTCTACGCAAGACATTCCATTTCGATTTCTTACCTGCATGGTTGCGGGTCTAGCGTTTTACCTGTCTGCCAAGTTGCCAGAGGTAGATCCACAGCGCGTATTGTTTCTGAAGTCTGAGTACGAGCAGCAGTTTCAACTTGCCGCCGATGAAGACCGCGAGAAGGCTCCACTTCGATTTGTCCCACGTAATATGTTTTATTGAGGTGAGCGATGCCTAGTCAATTCGCCTCGGGTAAATATGCAATCTCGATCTGTGATCGTTGTGGGCAGCAGTTTAAGCTTAAAGAACTTAAGAAGTTAGTTGTTAAGACACAGATTAAAAACATTTTGGTTTGTCGTGAGTGTTGGGATCCAGATCAGCCACAGTTGCAGTTAGGCATGTATCCGGTTAATGACCCACAGGCTTTAAGAAATCCTCGCCCAGATACTAGTTATGTTGTTTCAGGTTTAGATGCAGACGGCGATCCGTCTGGTGGTAGCAGAATATTTCAATGGGGTTTTAACCCAGTCGGCGGTGCTAGAGATAATGGTTTGACACCTAATGACTTGATTATCCAAACCCAGCTTGGTACAGTTACAATAGCAGTTACTTAAGGAGTTATCATGTTTAAACGTGGCGCAGATGGCGTAGCAAAGAAAGGTAAGACCGAGGGTAAAAATCTTGGTAACAGTGGCCCAATGGTTGCTGCATTGTCCGGCAAGGGAACACCATCTTCTAAAGGCGGCAAGACAAATGCTGACATGAAGAAAATGGGTCGTGGCTTGGCTAAAGTAGCTGCTCAAAAGCGAGGATGATATGGCTAAGTACAGTCAAAAAGTAATGGGTAAGGAAATTGGCGATGCAAAGGTATACGCTGAGCCTCATACCATGAATGGCAAAAAGTTTGGCGCTGAAGCTCATGCAGCAACAATGTCCAAAAGACAAGATCCAAACACAATGGCTGCGAAAGACTTTACAGCTTGTGGCCCCGCTATGCGTGTCAGTACTGGAGATCCAGCCCGTGAAAATGTCAAGACTTCCGGCATTAAGATTCGTGGCACAGGCTGCGCAACGAAGGGAACAATGGCTCGTGGGCCAATGGCATAATGAACTACGCTCAACTCTCCGCTACTATTCAGGCTTATTCAGAAAGCGATGAACCACTGTTCGTCGAGAATATTCCCGTTTTTGTTCAGGCGTCAGAGCAGCGTATTTATAATTCTGTTCAGCTCTCGTACCTACGCAAGAACGTAACGGGTAGTGTCACTCCCAGTAACAAGTATCTCTCTGCCCCAACAGACTTTCTGTCTGTGTATTCGGTTGCAATCATTAAAGCAAACGGGGAATACGAGTACTTGCTAAACAAGGATGTGAACTTTATTCGTCAGGCGTACCCATCGCCTACAGATACAGGCTTGCCAAAGTACTACGCTATTTTTGGCCCCACGACAACAGGTGGAAATCCTCCTGAGCTGACTAACGAAATGTCGTTCCTACTTGGCCCAACACCCGATACTGGGTATTCCGTTGAGCTTCATTACTTCTTCTATCCAGAGTCTATTGTTACTGCTAGTACGACTTGGCTAGGGGACAACTTTGACACAGCCTTGCTGTATGGTGCGATGCGAGAAGCCGCTATTTTCCAGCGTCAGGAACCTGATGTCGTGGCAAACTACGAAGCCAAGTATCAAGAAACAATGATGTTGCTCAAGCAGTTGGGTGACGGAAAAGAGAGGACTGACAGCTATAGAACTGGGCAGGTGAGGTATCCAGTCCGATGAAACGCTTAAACCGACAGGAAGCAAAACAACTAGGCATAAATAAATGTCATGGTAGCGTTTGCGCAAAGCATCCTGAGCTTGAAGGTTTTCGTTGGGTGACGGGCGCTTGTGTTCAGTGCGCTAGAGAACATATCCAAAAGGGTAGGAAAGCAAATCCAGAACGTACTAAAGCGCAGCAAAAAGTATATGCAGCAAAAGCTAAACTCAACCCCGTAAATGTAGAGAAAAAGCGGATGCGCGACGCGGCTTATAGGAAAGCAAACAAAGAAAAAATATGTGCTATGCAAGCTGCGTGGAATGCTAAACATCCAGAAAAGGTTGCGGCGCATAAGCAAACTGCTAAAGGTAAATACAAAGTTCAGAAAAATGTAGACACAGCAATGCGACGGGCGTCAATGAAACAACGCACTCCATTATGGCTTACAGAAGACGATCACTGGATGATTGAACAGGCGTACGAACTCGCACAAATTAGGGCTAAAATGTTTGGGTTTGAGTGGCATGTTGACCATATAATCCCATTGCAGGGTAAAACCGTTTCAGGACTACATGTGCCGTGGAACTTGCAAGTGATACCGGGCGTAGAAAATATCCGTAAAGGCAACAGACTTGTGGGGAACGTATCTTGAGCTTCACTGGCAACTTCCTCTGCAACAGTTTTAACCCGGGGCTTGTTTCCGGCAGTTTTGATTTTGTTTCGCCAACGACGGATACGTACTACATTGCGCTGTACACCAATGCGGCTACACTTGATAGCTCCACCACCGCCTACACAACAACGGGAGAAGTGGTGGCTTCTGGCTACGTAGCAGGTGGCAACGTAATTACGCCAACATACTTTTCAGAGTCAGGCGGTGCGTATATTAGCTTTGCCAATACTTCTTGGACATCTACCCTTACCGCTCGTGGTGCATTGATCTACAAACCCGGCGATAATGGCGCTATCTGTGTTCTTGACTTTGGTGCAGACCGCACATCTACTATAACTTTTACGGTGCAGTTTCCCCCTGCTACAACAGGTTCTGCGCTACTACGGCTTCCTTAAGGGGTTTTAAATGTTGAACCAACACGCAACCATCCAAGACATCATCTCGTCAACGTTAGAGTCCAACAAGACCACTAGCGAAGGTACGCGAGCCGGTGGTGTATTCCACGTACAGTGCTTTGACCAAGACGGTAACCTGAAGTGGGAAGAAAAGTCACATAACCTCGTGGTCAATCAAGGCCTCAAGGACATGAACGACAAGTACTTCTCTGGCGCGGCTTATACAGCAACATGGTACCTTGGTCTAATTACAGGCCCCGGTAGTGGCACAACCTTTGCCGCTGGCGATACACTTGCTTCTCATGCTGGCTGGACAGAGTTTACAAACTATTCTGGCAACCGTGGTGCCGTTACATTTGGCGCTGCAACTACAGCCGATCCATCTGTTATTACTAACCCATCCCCTGTTGCCTTCACGATTACGGGCGGCGGTGGCACTGTTGCTGGTGCGTTCTTAACAAACGTTGCGACTGGTACGTCAGGTGTTCTGTTCTCTGAGTCTGACTTTCAATCTCCCGGTGATCGCGTAACGGTTTCTGGTGACGTACTGAACGTTACATACCAATTCTCGCTTGACGCAGCATAAGGACAATCATGGCTACCAAATTCATTAAAGGTCAAAACGTTAAGGT